TTAAGTTGTTCCATATTTTCCTTTTAGCTTTTTCAGAATGGGGGAGGCTTATTTCCCATTTACCCTTTTTCAGAGGATAGGAGGCTACACAAATATCTACACACAGACGCTACCCCCTCCCCCCCCTGTCTTTCCATACAGCATAGGGTTTCTACCTACTCGTTTACCCTATCAGGGTTTCTACTACTGTTCATGCAGCTAGGACTGTCTATCCATACAGATCAGGGTTTACCCTTACCAGGTCTAAATGCGAATGATTCTTATTTTCAATGGGTAAGAGAGTGAAGCACCTTTTTAGGGTTACTTGGATTACTTGGATTTGTTTTAGCCTATACGTTTCCTTTGTATTACCTCTTACTGTTCCTTGCTAGACTTGTCTCTGTTTAGGGTTGTTCATTGTTTACCGCGATTCCTAATGAATCCAAATCCATGTTGGGTCTAAACCCTTTGTTATAAGCCCATTGGTACAGGTCTAAAACGTTTTCAAAGCCCTTGGTTAAATCACCTTGACCCGCTGATAACAAAATGATTCTTTGAGGGTCTGTGAGGATTCTCAAGAAATTTCTAGTGTTCGGGTTTGAGGGTCTCGCCATTGTCCAAATATCCTAATAAATTGAATTATTTTAATTATTGCATACTTTAATTCTAAGGGTAAACACTCATAGGGTTTTGGAGGGGTCTTATAAATCAACAACTTACGAGAGTTGGCACGATTCTATTATGCTATATATGTGAGAGGGTCAGATTTTTAGCCCTCTCTTTTCTTATCAACATTTTTAAAAGGCGTGAATGATTATGACCAATACCCGTGAACAATGGCTTGCAAACGCAACCACAGAGCTTAGGAGCTTATTTAAAGCCAACGGGGTAGACCTACCCTTAGAGGTTCGCTCAAGCTGTGGCTTCCCCTCAAAATCTGCCCTTTCAAATAAGAATCGGAGAATCGGAGAATGTTGGTCTGCTAGAGCATCAGCAGATAGCCATGCGGAAATTTTTATCTCTCCAACGATCAGCGATTCAATGCGTGTCTTAGATATCTTGGCGCATGAGCTTGTTCACGCTTGTCATCCTAATGACGGTCACGGCAAGCTGTTTAAACGCACCGCCTTGGCAATCGGCTTAGAGGGCAAAATGACCGCCACAGTAGCGGGTGAGAAATTCAAGTTATGGGCGACACCTGTTTTGGAAAAGTTAGGCATTTATCCTCATGCTGACTTGATCCCCTCAAATGCCCAAAAGAAACAGTCAACCCGAATGCTGAAATGTGTTTGCCGTGATTGTGGCTATACAGTGCGAGTGGCGGGTAAGTGGCTCAATGAAATGGGTGCGCCTCATTGCCCAGATCACGGAGAGATGGAAAGCGTTTAAACAGCTTAGAGGGAAGCCCTAACGGGTTTTCCTGTGCGCTGTTGCACTATATCGAAAGGCTTTAATTATGAAACCCCATAACCTCACCAAAATGAATAATGCACTCAAGTCACTGACCCTTGAGCAAGCATACACTTGGTTCAACACTACCGACAAATGGATTTGGGTTGATGACAATATATTGTCACCCCATGACTTGACCGCCAATAATTCCAGAGTGGAAGCAATAGAGGCAACGTTTAACGAGTTGTTGCTAGAAGCTGAAATCAACGGAATGAAACTGTAACCAACCCAAGCCCTTCGGGGCTTACTTTTAAAAGGCTTTAATTATGTCAGTTATCACTAACCCAGATCACATCGCACAAATTCGCATTCTTACCTTGCGCCAAGCTCTCAAGCTCGAAATGCTTGGTATGAAAAGGCGCGGGGGTCAAAGTGCTTATGCAATCCTCAAGGCAGAGGGTTACAAAGGCACACGCCAAGCAATCTTTGACCAACTGTCAGAGCTTCGCACCCAGTGGCTTGGTGAGAGCGTTTAAACATCATGCAAACTTATACTTGGAAATATTTAGTCTGCTCAATGGCTATCACTGACCTTGCCGACCTTGAGATGAATGGATCAATTCCTAATGATTGGAAATTCACATTCAAAAAAGGCTCAACGCTTTACGATGAGGTTGGGTCTGCATGGCGAGAGAGATCAGAAAACACAGTCTATTTGTGCCATAAAAATGCGCCCGACTCCAAACAAAGATGGGTTCACCCAGATACGATAATTGACGTTTACAAGGTGTCACCATGAAAAACATAATTTACGACTTGTTGACTTGTATCGGATTGGGGCTTGCCCTCTGTTGGGGTTTGATGGCTTATTTCGATATATTGGTAAAGTGAAATTTCAACGGGTAGGCTCACGGGTTGGGTCTATTCGGTGCAATGTCGCATCATTTTATAGGTGTTAATCATGTCAGCTTTTATTGTTTCCGACTCCCACATCAACGCTCTGGTTCGCTATGCCTCAAGGCATAAGGTGGGCGTTTCTTATGGCGCAACAGTAATGCGTTTAAACGCTTTCGGCAATGAGCAAGCGGTGGCGCAGATACTTTTTGAGGAGAACGTGAAAAGCGTTAATTATCGCTATGGTGAGAGCGAAACCACGCAGATAGATTACGACCGAGGCGCACCAATTCTCACAGCCATTCAAGCCATTAAAGCGGCTCAGTGCTTGCGTTATCAATCATGCGAGCACCCAGAGTATGAGAATTCTCTTGCTGATAAGTTTATTGAGGCAATTATTGCCGATGCTATCCCAAGGTTAGAAGGTTACGACTCTGCACAGTGGGCAATATATGACGAGGTGTCAGCATGAGACAACCTCCAAGCGGGTTCAAGCCCCGATCATTTGATGAGCGAATCTGTGACCTCGACCATTTGCACTTCACGCACAAAAAACGAGCAAAACGTGGGTTTTATTACTGGGCAGAGAAAAGCCCCGACCAAATATTGCATGAGTTTCATTTGTCGGACTATGCCAAGTGCAGAGCGTTTAAACAACTTAGGGTTCAATCATGAGCAACTACACAATGACCAATCAAGATATTCAAAACCTTGCTGAAAACGCCTTGCATGAGGCTTGCCGACACATTCAAGACGCTTTAGGCGTGACAACTGGCGACACTGCGGGCTTGTTTTTTACTGGTGACCGTGAAGATATTATTTTCGATATTCTTACAAAATATATTGACACTGAGTTAATGCTTAAAGATCTTTTAGACGCAACAAAGGACTAAATAATGACTTTCAGAACTTTTCTAATTGAGTTTTACCCATACCCTGATTGTGTTCACGCTGAATATGACGAATCAAGCGCAGAATCTTTAGAAGATGCGGTGGCTGAACTTAAAAAGTATCACCCAGAAGCTGAGATTTTGAACACCTATATACACACAGCGTGTTTAAACGATCTATGATTTATGCTTGCATCGCCTTAGTTCTGCGAATACTTAGCGGGAAACGCTAAACCCTCAGACCCTCTTAGGAGGGTTTTTTCTTGTCTTGCGTAGGTTGGGATGGGCAAGCCCTTAAAAGAGCCTAGAAAGGGCTATTAGAGCCTTTGGTGGGCATTTCCTCGCACAATCTGCGGATGGTCTCGTTCAATGCCTCTATTTGATCCATTTTAGCAATCGACCACGCCCTACGTTGCCCATGCCATCCCATCACTGGATTTCGGTGGCAATCTACACAAAGGGCTATGCAAGTGTATTGCAGACCTTGTTTGTAATGATGGGCTTCGCTTGGTGGTAGTGCTTCGCAGACTGAACACGGGAGACTCTTAACCCTTGCAAGGTGTAGCCTCTCCTTTGCGTTCAGTTTGTTATTCACTGGGTTGCCTTCATTTCCATTCGGGCAGAGTATTGCTCTGTTCGCCACACCTCAATTCTTGCTTGTGCCGCAACCATAAGGTAACGAAAACGCTCTTCCCTCTCCACAGCTTCCCTGATTCCTTCTAGGATTTCGATGTAGTCGGCATGGGCATAGGCGTAAGTTTCCTGTTTCCCGATAACCTCTGTACCCGCTTGGCTTTGCAGTTGGGCTTTACGGGACTTAATAAATCCCTCCAGAAACATCCTGTCTGCCTTCGCCTTGGCGTATAAAGGACTCGTATCAATCAAGAACTGTATCGCTTTGTGAGGGCTGTCGCTCATGGTTGAATATCCGATGTTTGCTTATAGTTCTGCTTGTGTTCGTGAAAGCGCATAGATGCTTCAATATCAAGTTCAGCACAAGCCTCTTGTGACATACATCCCACAATATCACGACCTTCAAACCAAACTTCTTTGACTGACTCGTTAAAAGTTGACTTATCCTCGTCTATTTCGTATTCATAGACTACTGTAACGATTTCGCTACCTTGACCGATTGTTGTATCAAATTCCCAAGTATTTTCCATGTTGTGACTCCTGTTAAAAATTAAATGTTATTCCTGTTTTGGAATGTTTGGAATAGGTGTTTACCCTATGGTAGATACTCCTTTACGCAAATATCCACACCCGACAAGGTTGAGTAAACTCTGGTGATATGGTGGTTGATGATCTGGCAGTCATCCATGTAAACAACCCCATTCATTGCGTCTTCTACGCTCTTGAGGACATTACTAGAGTCTGGTTTCTTCATTGGTTGCTCTAAGCCGTTTAAACACTCTTGCACCTTCTTCTTTGAGAAAGATTTAGGGATCGGGACTCGGATATAAAGATACAGGCTAACAGGGGTTTCTAAAGGTTCAGAACTTCCCATTGCCTCGATTGCGGCATCTTTGAGTAAAGCCTCGTAGTTTCTTGTTTTGTCAGGGGTGTAAGTCTGGACAAAGTTTCCTCGCCTAGCGTATCTTGCTCTTTGTTTGCCAACAGGATCAGCATCCAACTTAAAAGTCACCATAAAAGTCATAAAAGTGTTCCATCTTTGATTCGGTTCATATATTCCCTTATGCGATCTCTTGCACCAGTGCCATAGATTCGCTCTGCCCTCTCAAGCCTCGCCCTGATAAGGTCACGATTCTTTGACCATTCCCAGTTTCGGTAAAGTTCCCTTGCTTCTGCTTGCTCTAGGATTACTCTGTCACCCGCATTGGATATGTTTTTTCTGCTGTATACCATTGGTGTATACCCTACTCATCCAAGTCGCCAGTTAGGATTAACGCTTCACAAATGAGGCGTAAAGGGATCGGAACACCCTCTTTAACTCTGTCTAGCAGTCTCATGGCTTCAAAATAGTTCATACAAATAAAAGTTGTTGGGTTTTTACAGTTGTTCCAGAGTCATATCTCTGTGAGTCGCCTTTGGGATACGGCATAACTTCGTATTTCAGCTTAGACCGCATGACTTTTTTGTCAGTCTTTGACCCGTGAAAGATGATGTAGCGGTGCTTCCTAGATCGTTCGACATAGTAAAAATCATCCCCATGAAGCTCTTTTATCTCTGCCAAAGTTAAGCCATCACCAATGGTCTTGGCGTGTTTATGCTCTTGTCCTTTGATTGTCCAATCAATTCTGTTTGCTGATAAACCCGTGTAAAGGAAATTGGTGGCTTGATAAACATAGCCCACATGACCTTTGCTTGTGTCGGCAAACGAAACCACAATCATTGGTTTTGGCAATAACTTGATTGAGTTCGCAACAAGGAATGATGCTTCGTTTTTGTGGTTGTCCAACAAACAGACTCGGTTTAGTTCTAAAACTTTTTCTGAGTATTCTTTGCCACATATTCCCATGCAAAGTGGTGGTGATGCGGGAATGCCATAAGTCACTACGCCAACCAGAATGTCATCTTTGTAAAGCCCAAACGCAAACATTATTTGTGGCATTCTCTTGGCATAGTGTTTTTCAAGCAACCAAGGCTCAACTTCAAAGTTGTTTATTGGCAACACTTTCATCCTCTGCCCCTGATTTGAGCCATCCTAGCCAACACTTCTAGCGGAATAGGTGCGGCTTTTTTTGCATCTTCTTCTATTTTCAACAAAGCAAGGTTAGGCTCATTCTTTGATGGAACTGTGAGCCTCACAATGTCTGCGGGGTTTGGCTTTACAACCCAATCTGCTTTAAATGCTTGCCAACCACGAACTACACATTCTTCCAAGGCTTTCTCAAGTGTCCATCCAATCTTTTGCGATTCGCTTGAAATGGCATCAATGGCTCGCTGAGTTATCGGTGCTCTTTTGGCTTTCCTCA